GGGTCAAAGATGGGGTCAAGACGCTCGTTGCCCTCCACATCCTTGTGCATCATCATCTTTGCAAGGCTGATCGGCACCATCAGGCGTTTTTTGCCGAGGATAAACTCGTTGATGTAGCTGTCCCAGACGATGTCGCAGTCAGCCAACTGTTCCAGAGCGTCAGCAAAGACCGATGCGCCGAGTGGGCTGTCGAAGTCTGCTGTGTTGATGGTGTTGGGCCGCACGATCTGGAAAAGCGGAACGGGGGAGACGGGGCTTTCTTCAAGCATCCCCTCAGGAAGCGGAAGTTCATCCCCGCTCTTGTTGAGGAGCGCGTTGTGAATGCGCCAGCCTTCGCCGTCTTTCCTGTGGAGCTGCACATAGTAGACCGTTTCCGGCTTGTCGTTCAGCGTCATCATCTTCTGAGAGGCGAAGGCGCACTCCGTAACCATATCCCCATCCCAGCTCAAAGGATAAATCTTATCGGCTTTGATATAGTCGATGACAGGATTGCCAGCTCCATCCTTGAACTCAACAATAGCCCCGGTTCCAAGAGCCATCGTCACCTCGGCAAGGCGGTTCATGCGAGTGTAGAACTCGTTTTCGTCCAGAATGTCGGGAAGCTCATCGAAACCGTCTGCTGTGATCTGCACATGCTCATTCACAAGCAGAGAACCGAAGTCCTCGCAGATGACTTTCGCCATGCCCAGTGTGCGGCGTGTACAGTTTTCATGGCGCTGACCGTTGTACACCCAGTAGCGGTGCACATCGCTCACGAAACCGCGATACCAGTCAAGCCACAGCTTCTGCTTGCCGCGCATTTCATCCGACGGCAGGGTGTACCCCTGCGCTTTAAGCCACTTTTGAATCAAGGTCTCACCCCACTTACAGAAATAATGGTGTCCATCACAGGCTCGCATGCGTATTCCATAGCGTCGAGGCTGTCGATGTTGGTGGATCCATCGTCGAGGCGCTTGTCCTCGGTGATGTGCTTGCTGTCGTATACAGCGCTGGTCAGAGCTTCACGCAGATGTGTGCAGCCCGGGTCAACAAAAAACGCTCCTCGCCCCATCAGGCGGAGCGTGAAGCGTATTCTGTCTATGATTTCTCCCTTTCGGGCGTTCTTGATGTCTACGTGCAGCCCGGCTTTGAGCGCTGCCGCTCTGAAACCGGCGATCAGCGTCTGCTCTGCGCTGTCGCAGAAGACTTCCCTGCATCCGTAATCCTCTTTGCATTCACGCGCAAAACGCACAAATTCGGCTTCCTGCGCGGTTGGAGTGGTTACGCCCTTGTGATAATACTCCCTGAGGATTGCAACGCCTCTGTACCCACGCAAAACGCCAATACAGACGAATGCAGAAGCGGAGCCGTTGCCGCCAAAGTCAACCCCGATGATGGAGCGGACGATTTCTGAGCGGTCGACCGTTTTTAAGAATCGGTTTTCATCGTCACACCATGGCGTGTATATCGCGCCTTCGGCTGCTACCCACAAGCCTAGGATGTAGCGCTGGTATAGGACGGTTCCTGCATACTCCTGTTTCAGAGCCTGCACGAAGTTTGGAGGAAGGAACGGGTTGTCATCTATCGTGTACTGTTGCTGATAGATGTCAGCGTCGCTGTCAAGGAACTTTTTGAACCAGTGCTGAGGGCCTTCGGGGTTGCACGTGCCATCGAATACGCTGTACGGCTTATCAAGACGGGACTTGAGCATGTCAAACACTTCGGGGTTCCATGTTACAACCTCGTCACCATAGCAGTATTTGATGGATGAACCACGCAGGCGGTCAACGTGCTTCTTGTTGTCGGCACCAAGGCAGTGCACCCGCTCGCCAAACATCAGCGCGGTGTTATCGCTGCGGATGGAGCCAACACGGTCAGAACCGAAGATCTCCTGCATCGGCTCGATCACGTTGCGCTGCAAGGTACCCTTGGTGTTGCCCAGCAGCACCGTCAGCCCCGGAAGCCCTTTTACGGCGATGATGCGCGTTGGAATCACGAAGGCAATATCCATCCACGTTTTCCCGCTGCGCGTTGCCCCTGTTTTGATGTTCCAGCGGTGATTGGCATGCTCCCGGAACTCCCTCTGCTTGGGGCTGAGCTTATGCATTGCGCATTTCCTCCAGATACTTCATCAGCGGGTCGTCCTCCGCATGCGCGCTGTCCTTGTCCATATCCCGGATGATGCGCGCCGTTTCCATGATCGCCTTGATCTCGTAGGCCTTGGCCCCGGAGCCGATCAGGTTGTCCAGACGCTCATCCAGAAATCTCGCCGCCTTGGTGCTGATGCTGCAAAGAACGGTAGCGCGTTCGGCTTCTGCTGTTGCAACGGCCTCTGCGGTTTTTTGCGATACTTCTGCGACCGTTTTGCGCTCCTGCTGCGCCCTCTCCTGCACCCAGTTCTCTTTTTCAGCTCTCTTACGCAGAGTGGGATAAGGAACACCATGCTTCTGCGCAAGAGAACGAGTGCTTATCCGGCTGTTGATATATTCAGCCTTGATCGCTGTCCAATCCGCGCTCACATGCGTTCACCACCTCCCGCGGAACATAGGAAAGGCGCCGCGGGTTTCCCCGTGACGCCAGTAGGTTTTATACAGCTGCCTGTTTTGCGTATCGGTTCAGGAAGTACACCTGTCCCTTGCCCGTTACCGTGGGTGTGATCTTTACCATGGTATGTCCGTCCGAGCGGGTGATGCTGCACTCCTTCATGCGCATCAAGCCCATATCCATGCTGCGCTGGGTGGGGCGGTTGCGGTCGCTGGTTTCGCTGCGGATGAGATACCCATCCTTGCGCAGCTGCTCGTACAGCCGCTTCTCTCCCGTGTCCACGCCGTTCTGCTTCAAGAGCTTGGCAAGATCCCGGATGAGGATTTCCGTTTCGGAGCACTCCACGCTTTCGGCAAATAGAACCTTGGGCTTTGTCTCTTCGATGTGCTCCATCAGCCGCTTGTTCTTCTCCTGCTCGGCTTTCAGGTTGGTTGCCAGCTGAATCAGCGTATCCGGGCTGAGAAGAACCTCTTCCAGCTTCTGCGGGGTCATGTACGCGCCGTGCTTGCGGATACTGGGGATGACTTCGTGTGTGATCCAGCGTTTGAAGGCTTTGGCTTCAGGCTTACGGGAACCGAGGACGAGGGAGTACAGGCCAGGTTCGTTAACAATAGTAACATTAGGGTTGCCTCCAGAGGTTCCGCGGGTTAAAACCGCAGTACCTTTCTCATCATCATCCAGCCTTGCAACAGCAGTCCTATTATCGTTGATTTCCAACGCCTTGCACACATCAGCCGCAACAAACCATGGCTCGTCGTTCTGAAGCACGGTGCGAATGCTGCCAAATTGGGGATTGTCGAATACCTTAATCTCGTTCATGTCATTTCCTCCTAATCTCTTTGAGCTTCCTCTCAAGGGCGGCGTAATCTTCTTTGGTAAGCTGTGCGTTCATGTTGATTCTTACGTGTACAGTGCCGTCCTTAGCAACAAAAATCGACATGGAAAAACCTCCTTATTGGGTTGACCAAAGGAGGCTGACATGATATGATTTATCTGCCTGCCTTTGGTAGGTGTGCGTGAGTTGATGATTCCTTTGGCGAGGTGGCATCAACTCATTTTTTGATGCTTTCGTAGACCATCCTTATCCCTTTTCGCATTACATCCGACTTGCTGAGTCCGGTTGCTTTGCAACACTCTTCCAGAATGCGCGCGTCATGATCAGACATCCGTATTCTGGTTTCGTGTTTCTTAGGGTCTTGGGTCGGCCTACCTGTCTTTGGCGACATTAGCATCACCTCACTTTTGTGTCACCATAATTGAATTATACTTATGGTGATACAAAAGTCAATACCCAATCTGAAGATTTTTCCTCTTCATCGGCCCCACCACCGAAGGAGGCGAGCTTTCGCTCATTAAATCCCGCGCCTCTTGTGCGCACTACGCATGTGGAGCCACCGTGCGGACTTGAACCGCAAACCTGCCGATTACAAGACGGCTGCTCTACCTGTTGAGCTATGATGGCGATGGAGCACCCAACGGGATTCGAACCCGCTCCCTCGGCTTGGAAGGCCGATGCGCTACCGATACGCTACGGATGCATAAGAAAAACCACCCTCGCATGAAGGTGGCTTGAATTCAGTTTCCTGCCGGAGCGTTCTGCCTGTCCGGCTCCGGCGATTATAATTATAGCACAGGAAATTCCCCTCTGGCACGGCAATTTTGCGGCAAAATCACGGCAATTTTACGGCAATGACGCTACTTCTTCTCCCAAAATCAACTTAACCGCCTTTTCAGCCTTTCCTGAAGCGCTAACGATCATTCGCTTGTCATTCTTGAGAGCCTTTATCCAACTCTGAATGTAGGCCGTACTGTTTCGGAAGCTCCCTTCCGTTTCAATGCCGCAATGGCTGTTTAGC